ACAGTTGATGTTGTATCAGTAGCTGATACAGACGGTGTTTTTATTAGTGAAAGAGGTAAATTATCTGAAACAACAATGAGAGTTCAAGATAGTTTATATTATCAAGATTATTCATATGTTTTAAAAGTAGGTCGTTCTATTGCAGATTGGCGAGACGCATTTAAAAAAACAATGCACACAGCAGGTTTTTATTTTACAGGTCGAGTAGATATTGAATCGAGAATTACTGTAACTGCCAATGGTCCAGTTGACGGTATTACTTCAGGTGTTCAAGATACACCATTATTATCACTTGTTAATACAATATTTACAACAATATTTGGTAGAAGATTGGGAACGGTTGACGATGGTACTTCATTAAGAGCTAATGTAAATGTCGGAGGAGAGATTGATGTAAGTAATGATTATAGAGATCCTTTTACAACAAATACAAGAGATGTTACATTATCAAGACCAGGATTAGAAATTGATTATTTAAGTAGAAGAAGAAATAAATTTACTGATGGCGCAGGTGTAACGCATGATGTAAGAAGTGGATATGCATACGCAGGTCCAAGAATGGCAAGTTTAAACAGATTTGGTAATACAGCTTATGGCACATCTTCACCTAATTCTTATGCAACAACTTTCGCAAGATTAACTGAATTAAGAGTTAGAGGTACAAGAACATCTTTAGATGGCCAGGCATTACCTTTGTTTATGTTTAGTATAGACCAGGCAAAACAAATTAAGTTAAATTATGCGTTTCCTACATCAACAGGTGTCAACGCTAATTTATTCAGTAATACATTGGTAAGATTTGATAATGATAACATTACTTTTGATGATACTAACCCATAGAAGAGTTATAAATAGTACAAAGAGATAAGAGGATATGGCAAAACTAACATTAAATAGAGGCTCAACAGCAAATGACGGAAGTGGTGATAATCTTCGTGATGGTGCTAATAAAGTCAATTTAAACTTTACAGAAATTTATACAGCAATTGGTGATGGTTCAACAGTTGACGGTACTTGGAAACTACAAGATGATAGTTCTACTGAAGCTATAATTTCAGCAAACGGTGAATTATTAAGAATTTTAGGTGGTACTGCTGTAACCACATCTTTATCCGGTAACGATTTAACAATTGCTTTAGATACATCAGCTGTTGTTACTGCTGCTGGTTCAACTACACTTACAAATAAAACTATTGCTCTTGGTTCAAACACTCTATCAGGTACAACAGCACAATTCAACACAGCACTATCAGACGGAAGTTTCGCAACATTAGCTGGTTCAGAAACACTTACAAATAAAGCAATTGCTTTATCTTCTAACACCGTTACAGGTACAGCTGTTTCATTTAGTGATGATAGTTCATCAACTTCAAATATTTCAGTTGGTGGTAACTTATCAATTTTAGGTGGTTCTGGTATTACTACATCTTTAAGTGGTACAGAATTAACAATTGCTACAGATGGTGCAGTTGTAACAGAAACATCTACAGACACACTTACAAATAAAACAATTAACGGACCTGATAATACATTAACAAACATTGCAAACAGTTCATTAGCAAATAATTCAGTTACTTTAGGTTCAACTGCTGTCGCTCTTGGTGCTACAGCGGCTTCAGCTGCAGGTTTTAGTTTAACAGGTGCTTCAAGTGTATCTGGTACAGGAACAATAGATTTAACAAGTCAGGCAAATAAAATTAGATTTAATTATGCAACTACTGGCGATTTGCCAAGTGCTTCAACTTATGAGGGTATGTTTGCCTATGATTATGGTGGAAATAATCCATATGTTGCAGACGCAGGTGGTTGGGTAAAACTATTATCAGAAAATGCCTCAATCGCAGACATATCAAATGTTGGTAGTATTGCAAGTATATCAAATGGCCAAGCATTAATTTGGAATTCAGGCGCAGGTAGATTTGACCCTGGTGCAGTTGGTGGTGATGTGGTTGATGATACTACACCTCAACTTGGCGGAAATTTAGACGCACAAGGTAAATATGTACAAGATGTTGGTTATGTTTCTCACCGTTCACCAGACGCAACCGTAACTCAAACACTTACGGTAACGGTAGCAACTCAAACAACTGAACACACTAATTACGGCGAGGGTTCTTCAAACGGTTATTTGATTGATGGTCATGAAGCTGCTCACTTACAATTATCTCCAGGTGTTTACAAATTTGACCAAGCTGATGGTTCAAACTCAGGACACCCTTTGAGATTTTACGATACAGAAAGTAAAACAACTCTTTATTCGACAGGTGTTACAACTTCAGGAACACCAGGTTCAGCAGGCGCTCACACAACAATTGCAATTACAAAAGCAACACCTTCAACTTTACACTATCAATGTACAGCTCATGCAAAAATGGGTGGTGTTGTATCAGTTACAGGTAGTGAGGCACCAAGAGTTACAGAAAATTTAACCGTAACTGGTCATGTTTTACCAGGCGCAAATGACACTTATGATTTAGGTGCTTCAGGTAATGTTTGGAGAGATATATACACAGGAGACTTAAATTTAAATAATATGGCCAAACAAGAAGGTAATGCTGTAAATGGCACAAAAGGAAGTTGGACAATCCAGGAAGGTGATGAAAATTTATTCATAATTAATAATAATTCTGGTAAAAAATATAAATTTAAACTAGAGGAAATAATCTAATGGCTATCAAATCAAACGGTACAACTATTATTGACGCAGGCGCATTAGCTTCGGGTATTGGTGGTAAAGTTTTACAATATGTAAAATCACAATCTGGAAGTTTTGATGCCGCATCAGGAAATTGGAATGTCAGTTCTACATCAATGACAAGCACAAATATTACTGCCTCAATAACACCTACCAATTCATCATCAAAAATTATTGGAACAGGATTTGTTACTTATGGTTGTGATGTAAGTTCTGTTACTCACTTACAATTTGGATTTCAAATACAAAGAACATCAGATAATGCTGATAAAACATCTATGACACCAGGAAGTTCTGTTGGTTGGGATAGTGAATATAACAACTCACAACAAACTAGATTTGATGTTTATAGAACCATACCTATGGGTTTATATGACGACAATCATGGAACTACATCTGAAATTACATACAGATTATTTGTAAGAAGTCATGGGTCTAGTCAACAAAATAGAGGTGGTTGTATGTATTTAAACTTATTTGAGGTACTTTAATTATGAACATAGCAAAAAAACATTTTTTATCAATCAAAAAAATTAATCCAAATGCTGAATATAGTATTATGGATAATGATTTAGATAATATTACTTGGTTAAATGAAACAACACCTATTTCTAAATCAGATATTGAAGCACAATTTTCTAATGTAGAATTTGATGACGCTATGGTAGAATTAAGATCCAAAAGAGATAGACTAATTGCAGAAACAGATTACTTAGCATTATCAGACCAAACATTATCTAGTGATATGACGACTTATAGACAAAATTTAAGGGATATTACAAACGGTGTTGATACCGTTGAAAAAGCAAACAATGTAACATGGCCGACAAAACCATAATGAAAACTTGTATAAATATTGAGTAAGGAAGAATTAAAAAGATATGCCAGCAATAATAACAGACAGATTTAGAATACACAATAGTGAACAATTTAAAGAAGCTTTTTCAGAAACTTCTGGAAACACTATGTATCTTGGTATTGGTAGACCTCAAGCATTTGCAACTTCAACAAGAGCAGATGGTAGAACAAATAACGAAGGCTCTGATACAGCACCAGTAACACCAGCAGATAATTTAAACGCACAACATTTTCCTTTTGACGATATGTTGGCTGCCAAAAAAATTGCAAATTCAGATGTTACTTTTGCGATACCAAGAAGAAACTGGACAACAGGAACAACATACGATATTTACAGACACGATTATGGCGATAGAATTACTGGTACATCAACTGCTCAAACGGCAAATAGTGGTGCAACAACTTTACATGACGCAACTTTTTATGTATTAACTTCAGATAGAAATGTTTATAAATGTTTAGATAACGATAACAATACTGCTTCAACTGTAGAACCAACTCACACATCAACACCTATACAAACATTATCAGATGGATATAAATGGAAATACATGTACACATTATCTGCTTCTCAACAATCAAATTTTTTATCTACAGACTTTATGGCAGTTGCAACAAATTCAACTGTTTCATCAGCTGCCGTTGCAGGTGCTATTGAAATAATTAAAATTAAATCTGCCGGTTCAGGTGGTACAAATGGCACACACACTAATATTGATATTAGAGGTGATGGTACAGGTGGTAAATGTTCAGTTACAGTTGCAGGTGGTGTAATTACTGCCGTTACAGTAACAACTGCTGGTACAGATTACACTTTTGCAACAGTTTCAAATGCTCAAATAGTTGCCGCTGGTGCAACAAATTTATCAGGTGCAGAGTTAGATGTAATTATTCCACCACAAGGCGGTCATGGAAAAAATGCAATAGAAGAATTAGGTGGTTTTTTTGTAATGATGAATACATCTCTTGAAGGAACAGAAAGTGGTAATTCAAAAGATTTTACAGTCGCAAACGATTTTAGAAAAATTACTTTAATTAGAGATCCACAATCAGGTGGTTCAGCTGCTACAGCAACAACATTAAGAGCCACAAAAGCAATTAACTTAACAAGTGTTTCAGGAACATTTACAATTGATGAAGAAATAAATCAAGCGTCAACTGGTGCAGTTGGTAAAGTTGTAGAGTATGACTCAACAAACAAAATTTTATATTACATACAGACTAGACACAATGACGAAGGTGTTGATAGTAATGGTAATTTGACAGCATTTAGTGGAACAAATGCAGTAACAGGTCAATCTTCAAGTGCTACAGGCACACCAACTACTTCAACAAGTACAATTAATAGTCAATCATTTACAAGTGGATATTCTATTTCTGAAATTGACGCTGACTCTGGTGATATTCTTTACATTGAGAACAGAGCACCTATTACAAGAGCTGCTGACCAAA